AATACAGATTTGTGGGCATGTTCCCATCGGATATTGCTGCGATTGATCTTGGATGGGATTCAAATGATACCATCGAAGAATTCACAGTTACGCTCTCGTATCAGTACTGGCTAACTGCTGATACAAGTGCTGCAGCACCAGCCTAATAACGAGTGAAACATGGAGGGAGGAAATTAATCCTCCCTCCTTTTGATATGGAGTTCGCATGGCAATAAATCTATTCGGTTTCGAGATCGTACGCAAACAGACTGAGGTCCAAGAGTCTCCGTCTATTGCTCCACCACAGACTGATGATGGCGCATATACCATCAGCGCAAGTAGTCTAGGTGGCTACTACGGTACATATCTAAACCTTGAAACTGCATTCAAGAACGAAAACGAGCTAATCTCTCGTTATCGTACTATGGCAATGCAACCAGAAGTCGAGCAGGCTGTTGATGAAATTGTCAACGAAGCTATTGTTCACGACCAGAATGGTAAGTCTGTCGAGATTATTCTCGATGAACTAGAGCAGCCAGATAACATTAAAGAAATGATCCGCGAAGAGTTTAAGAACGTTCTTCGTATGTTAGATTTCTCTAACTCAGGATCTGATATCTTTAGACGCTGGTATGTTGATGGACGTATATTCTATCAGGTTCAGATTGATGAAGCAAATCCTCGTGGTGGTATCACAGGTCTAGTCTATCTAGATCCTCGTAAGACTCGCAAGGTTCGTACAGTACAGAAAGAAAAAGACCCACGTACTGGCGTAGAAATGGTTACGGGTACTCAAGAATTCTACATCTACAACGATAAGGCTCTATCAGCTGGCGGGACTATGGTTATGTCCAGCCCAGTAGATGCAGCTGTTAAGATCGCTGAAGATGCTGTAGTTAATATTAATTCTGGACTCATGGATGTGTCTAGAAACATGGTATTGTCTTATCTACATAAGGCAATCAAGCCACTAAACCAGCTGCGTATGATTGAAGACGCAATTGTTATCTATCGTTTGTCTAGAGCGCCAGAGCGTCGTGTATTCTACATCGACGTTGGTAATCTGCCAAAGATGAAAGCTGATCAGTATCTGCGCGATATTATGACCAAGTTCCGCAATAAGATTACATATGATGCGGGTACTGGTGAAGTTCGTGACGATCGTCGCTTTATGAGCATGATCGAAGACTTCTGGATCCCACGTCGTGGCGAAGGTAAGTCTACAGAGATCACCACTCTACCAGCTGGCCAGAATCTAGGCGAACTAACGGACGTCAAGTATTTTGAGCAGAAGCTGTATAAGTCGCTCAACGTTCCTATCTCGAGACTAGAATCGCAGCAAGGATTTAGCCTTGGTCGTTCTAACGAAATCACCAGAGACGAACTCAAGTTCAACAAGTTTACGGAAAGACTTCGTAGCAAGTTTAGTGGACTGTTTGATGAACTGATGAAGCGTCAGCTTTCGCTCAAGGGCATTGCTTCTATTGATGAGTGGGATGAACTCAAAGAGTACATTCACTATGACTTCCTAGAAGACAATAACTTCGCTGAGTTGAAAGACGCCGAGTTGATGACCTCTCGCGTCACTCTGTTGAATAGTCTTGTGCCTTACATCGGTCAGTACTATTCGATGAACTGGGTTCGCAAGAATGTTCTTCATCTCACCGAAGATGAAATTAAGACTATGCAGAAAGAAATTAATGCAGAGCAAGATCAGATGATGCGTATTGCGCAAGTTCAGATTGCGCAGTCTCAAGCTGGTATGGCTCAGCAACAAATGCAACAGCAACAACCACCTGTATAAATAAAAGAAGCGTTTAACGCACTCGGAGATTTAGATGTCAAAAGAATTAGTAGAATCAATTGTTGTTGACGATGCCGACGCAATCGTAGAGTCGTTCAACGCTGTCATGGCAGAAAAGATTGCAGATGCTCTAGAAGTTCGCAGAGTCGAACTTGCTTCTGGCATCATGGATGAAGCAGTTGTTGTACACGACAAAGACGGTAATCCAGTTGGCCGCTACAAAAATATAGAAACAGCCAAACTTCTAAAGCCTACTTCAGATGGATATACGCATTCACAAGATAACAGAATATTCAATAAGTATAGCGGAAAGTACCCAGGCGGCAATAAGCAAAAAAAAGCAGATAAAGATGATTTTATGAAGCGTTTTGCTAATGAAGAAGTCGAGCAGATTGATGAGGAATCAGCACATTCGATTGTTAATGATCTTAAGGCTGATGGCAAGCATGAAGAGGCTGGAGCCGCAGCATTCAAACATGGATTAGGTCGTAAGTATGGTCAACACTTTGGACTGAAGCATACATATGACAAATCTGAAGCAGCTTTCCATAGAGGATATGATGGGGCTGAAGCGAAAAGCAAAAAGAACGTATCTGAAGAAGTTGAGCAGATTGATGAATTAAACAAATCAACATATGCTAGAGTAGCTGGTGAGAGAATAGCGCAGGCTGGACAAGTGGCCGTTGACGCTAAAACAGCTTCTCGGCGTAGAGGAGAAGACTCTCTCTCAGATAAAGAAAGTTCAGAAGTTGATACCAAAAGAAGACTATTAACAAAGAGCGCAAGTAATCTGCTCAAGAAAGCTGGTTCCACTAGTACGCCAAATACAGCTCGTCCACTATCAGCTGCTAGACAACGCAGGGATAGTAAAATTGCGAAAAAAGTATCAAGCACCATTTATGGTGAAGAAGTCGAGCAGGTTGCTGAAGCTGAAGTCAAGCCAATTATGGATTTACGCAAAACCAGCGCGTGGAATAAGTATAGAAAGAATGCTGCAACCAAAAAGCTTGGATACCCAACAGCCAAAACGGGTGCCAACGCTGCAGAAAGTGGAGTCAATTCTCTGAGAAGAGGTCGTGAGATGCTCAGACAAGAAGAAGCTGAGCAGGTTGCTGAAGATATGACCGACTCAGCCAAGTTGTCAGTCATGAAAACTCCAAACAAGGCTGCGGCTCTTACAGCTCTTGCGCGCTACAAGAAAGTTGGTGGCGATATCAACAAGCTGTCTCCTGGTCACAGATCTCTAGTTGCAGGCTATCTAGAAAAAGCTGGTGGAATCGGTTCGTTGGGCAACTCAATTCAGCGTAAGGTATTAAAGCCACAATGAAATTCAAGCATCTCAGAGAAAAGATATCTCACTATGGCGATGAACAGTCACCAGCTCCTATGCTGGTGATTCGTCGTCGTGGTATTCGTATTTTCCCTGACGGTAGTAAAGTTGCTCTGTACACAAATGATAAGTACAATCTAGTATTCACAATACCATACGCTGGTCCTGGCATTCCAACTAATGTCGGCCAGCCAATAGTAGGAACGCCAAATGCTTGACGTAGAACAAAGAATATCTGAAATACTTTCTGAGAAGCTAGATCTTCTCAAAGATTACATTATGGTCTCGGAAGCAAGAGTCAAGGTCATCAAGGCTCGCATTCGTGGTGGTAAGGTACAGCGTCGTAAGAAAGTATCCAACGTAAAGGGATACACTCTGCGCGGTGGCAAGCTAAAGCGCATGTCTGCTAAAGAAAGAATGGATCGTAAGATGGGCGCTCGTAAAGCAAAGATGAAGCGCAAGGCAACTGCGGCTCGCGCTCTCATAAAGAGAAAGCGTTCTCTGGCAAAAAGAAAAGCAATGGGACTAAAATAGATGAAACTCATCAAAGAACACATCGAAGAAGTTAAGTACGTCACTGAAGAAAAGAATGGCGTAAAGAGCCTGTACATCACAGGTCCATTCCTAGTAGGTGAAGCCAAGAACCGCAACGGACGTATCTATCCAAAGCAGGTTCTGCAGAAAGAAGCTGCCAGATACAACGAAGAATATGTATCTAAGAACAGAGCATTCGGTGAACTAGGTCATCCTGATTCACCAAGCATCAACCTTGACCGCGTGAGTCACCTTATTACTTCTCTGAAGCAAGAAGGAAATATTTTCGTCGGTAAGGCCAAGATCCTCGAAACACCAATGGGCAAGATTGCCAAGTCCCTTATGGAAGGTGGCGCTACTCTAGGTGTATCGTCCAGAGGAATGGGTTCGCTAAAAGAAGTGAATGGCGTTAACATGGTACAGGACGATTATTATCTTGCTACAGCGGCAGATATCGTAGCAGATCCTTCGGCTCCAGGTGCATTTGTACAAGGCATCATGGAAGGCAAGGAATGGGTCTGGGATAATGGCATGATTAAAGAAATCAACATCGTTGAGATGTATGACGAAATTAAGAATGCCAAACAAAAACAATTGGAAGAAGTTTCTCTCAGAATCTTTGAGAATTTCTTATCAAAACTATAATTTGTATAAATAATATATCTCTCAAGGAGTTTTAACAAAATGAGTAAGTCTTTACTAGAATCTGCCGCTGAAATTCTAAATACAACAGTCGGCAAGGACAAAGAGCCAATGAAGAAGATGGCTGGAACTGACGCTGCCGATCTAGGCGGCGAGATGCCAACATCTGCGGATCTAAACAATATGGGCGCCAAGGCTGCTGCTCCAGTTAGCAAGGCCACTGCCCCAACAACCAAGGGTGATCCAAAGTCTGTCAAGGTACAGGCTATGGAAGAAGTTCAGGAAGATGAAGAAATCATCTCCGAAGAAGAAGAACTCACCGAAGAAGAAATTGAAGAGTATCTAAACTCTCTATCAGAAGAAGAACTAGAGCAACTAGTTGCTGAAGCTGAGGAACTAGACGAGCAGGGAATGACCAACGTAAAGCTTCCTCTTGACAAGGGTGTTAAGGCTCCTTACAAGAAAGGTGCTACTGTAGCAAGTCCAAAGATGGCAGAAGAAACCGAAGAACTAACCGACGAGCAAATCGTCGAAGCTCGTAAGGCTGCTGTTAAGGAAATGGTTGCTAAGAATATGTCTTCTTGCAAAGAAGATGTCGATGCGCTGTTCAATGGCGAAGCTCTTTCAGAAGAGTTCCGCAACAAGGCAACGACGATCTTCGAAGCAGCTGTTCGCGCTCGTGTAGAAGCCATTGCTAACAGCATGGTTGAAGAGCATGAGCAAGTTCTTGAGAATACAGTTGCTGAGATTCAGGAAGAACTGTCGAATCAGGTTGACGAGTATCTAAACTATGTCGTCGAGAACTGGATGGAAGAAAATGAACTAGCCATTGAAACTGGCATTCGTTCAGAGATTTCAGAAAGCTTCATGGATGGCCTGAAGAACCTGTTCCTCGAGCACTACATGGAAGTTCCAGAAGATAAGGCAGATCTAGTTGATGCAATGGCAGCAGAAGTTGCCGCAGCTGAACTAGCTCTAGAAGAACAAACTGCCAAGCTGGCAGAACTGACCAAGGCTCTAAATGAGTCCAAGGCAGTAGAAATTCTACGCAAGACTTGCGAAGGCTTGACCGAAATGCAAGTTGCGAAGATTAAGGCACTCGCAGAGGGTGTTGAGTTCACCACAGAAGGTGAGTATACAGAAAAACTCGCAGTGATCCGCGAGAGCTACTTCCCATCGGGTAAGACGTCAAAGGCAGCTGCTCCTCAAGTAGTTGTTGAAACGGAAGAACCAAAGGGATCGACAAATAATGTTATGGACTACTACGTGAACGCAATCACCAAGCAATTACCAAAGTAATTTAATAAGGAAGGTAATCTAAATGTATCTATCAGAAACACATGCCCAGAAGTGGGCGCCAGTTCTGGACCACCCAGAACTACCAAAAATCGCCGATCCATATCGTCGTGCAGTAACAGCTCTGGTTCTTGAGAACCAAGAGAAGGCTCTGCGCGAAGAAGCTTCGGCCTATGGCAACCTATGGGAAACATCGCCAGCCAACGCAGTTGGTGGTGGAATGTCGCCTGTTACGGGTAGCGAAGGCAACATCAAGGGCTTTGACCCAATCCTGATCGGACTGGTTCGTCGCGCTCTGCCAAACCTGATGGCGTATGACATCTGCGGCGTGCAGCCAATGACAGGCCCAACGGGACTGATCTTCGCGATGCGCACCAAGTATGCCAACACCGCAAACAATGGCCTGACTGCTTCGGAAGCTCTCTTCCAAGAAGCCGACACGGACTTCTCGGGTGCTGGTACACACGACAACAACACGGGACTTGACGATATCGCTTTCGGTTCGCCAACCTCGTCAAATACGACAGCCAACACTGGCTATGGCGTATCGACGTCAACTGGTGAAGACTTCGGCGGATCGACAACTCTACAGTCAATGGGCTTCACCATTGAGCGTGTATCGGTTGTTGCTAAGACTCGCGCTCTGAAGGCTGAGTATACGCTTGAACTGGCCCAGGATCTGAAGGCAATTCACGGTCTAGATGCAGAAGCAGAGCTGTCGAATATTCTTTCGACGGAAATTCTTGCTGAAATCAACCGCGAAGTTGTTCGTACGATCTACACCGTCGCCAACGTTGGTTACACTGGCGTAACGACAAACACTTTCAACCTATCTTCGTCGTCAGATACGTCTGGCCGTTGGGCAGTTGAGAAGTTCAAGGGTCTGCTATTCGCGATTGAGCGTGCTAGCAACAAGATCGCCAAGGACACCCGTCGTGGCAAGGGCAACATGCTGATCGTCTCGACAGACGTAGCATCGGCTCTGGCAATGACTGGTCTTCTGGACTACAACTCGGCTCTGACAAACAACACGAACCTGGCTGTTGACGATACGGGCAATACCTTCGCTGGTACGCTGTTCGGACGCATCAAGGTATACGTTGATCCATACTCGGTAACGGGTCAGGATTATGTTGTTGTCGGCTATAAGGGTGCAACTCCTTATGACGCTGGCATGTTCTATTGCCCATACGTTCCTCTACAGATGGTACGTGCGATTAACCCAGACACCTTCCAGCCTAAGATTGGCTTCAAGACCCGCTATGGTCTAGTTGCTAACCCATTCGCTGGTGGATCGAACGCAGATCTGGGTAAGATCGAAGCTGGCAAGAACGTCTACTACCGCAAGTTCAAGATCGTTGATCTACACGGCTAATAGACCTGCTTAATAATAACTATAAAATAATAGTGTGAACTTGGGGGAGCTTCGGCTCCCCCATTTTTTGCCTAAATAACAATGACTCTTGGAGACAATAATGGCAGCAGTCACAGCTAGAAACCCAGTTAACAAAGATCTGTTACAATCTACAAAGTTTAGATTAAACTTTGATATGATTAAGGACACAACATACTACTGTCAGTCAGTCAATCTGCCTGGTGTCTCGCTCAGCGAAGTCCCAAGAGCCACACCGTTTATCGACCTGTATGTTCCAGGCGAGAAGCTAGTGTACGATGTATTAAGCATATCATTTCTAGTTGATGAAGATCTTGTTTCTTGGCTAAGAATACATGACTGGATCAGAGCTATGACCTTCCCAGTTGAGTTTCAAGAGTACGCTAACCTCAAGAGAATGAATTCATATGCAGCTAACAAAGCTGCTAATGGTGGCGGTCCTCAGTATTCTGACGCTATAGTTACTGTCTACACGAACAAGAACAATCCTAATATTCGCATAAAGTTCAAGGATCTGTTCCCAACATCCCTTGACTCGGTACAGTTTAACGCAACTGACAGCGCTGAGAATATCATTACTGCAACTGCAACGTTTAGGTTCTCATATTACAATATAGAAATGACTTGACGATTACATCGTTATACAGTATAATGTAATAACGTGTAACTGATGTGAGTATACTATGGCAATGCAAGCACCTTCTTTGGATTCCGTGATTGAGTCTTGGGCAGTTGATTCTAAGATCGACCAGACTGATCCTGGTACTGAAATTATTCGTATACCAGTACTGCATAACAAGTACAACAAGTTCCTGACGCTGCATAATCTAGCGGCGAAGCGTGCGTCTATTGAACTGCAAAAGCTCAAGAAGATCAAGTGGGCATACTATACGGGCAAGATGGATGACGAAGAACTCAAGAAGCATGGCTGGGAACCGTTCCCGTTTGTGCTCAAGAGCGACATCACGACGTACCTTGACGGTGATATAGATATAACTAATCTACAACGAAAGAAAGCCTATCACGAAGAAGCCGCGAACTTTTGTTTGAATGTTATGAAAGAACTCAACAATCGTACTTGGCAACTGAAGGAGTTTATGGCTTGGGAACGATTCATAAATGGTCAACATTGAGCAACTAAACAATTCATACATTAAAGTTGATTGCGAACCATCTATAGCGCAGGAACTATCAGACTTCTTTACGTTTGAAGTTCCTGGCGCACAGTTCTCTCCCCAGTATCGTAACAAATACTGGGATGGCAAAATAAGACTGTTCAACCTAAAGAATAATCAGATCTATGCAGGGTTGTACCGTCACGTTGAAGAATTCTGTAGACTCAACGATTATCCTTGTACTACTAATCTGATAGACTCTAAACTAGCAGATCCCAAGGTAGACTTTACCACTAAACTCAAGCTTCCCTTTGAACCCAGAGACTATCAGCTGCTGGGTTTTATGCACGCTCTATCTAAACAGCGTTGCGTTCTAATATCTCCTACTGCTTCTGGCAAGTCGCTCATGATCTACATGATCATGTCATGGCTACTTGCTAACGGTAAGAAGCGTGGACTACTCATAGTTCCTACTGTATCTCTAGTTGAGCAGATGACTGGAGACTTTAAGTCGTATGGTCTTAATACAGACAAGTATGTACAAAAGATCTATGCTGGCTTTGATAAGCAGCCTAACATGCCGATTACAATTTCAACATGGCAGTCAATCTACGAGATGCCGAAAAAGTATTTCTCACAGTTTGATTTTGTAATTGGTGACGAGGCTCATACGTTCAAGGCCAAGTCGCTGACTGACATTATGACGAAACTGGTTAACTGCGATTATCGTATAGGAACTACTGGTACGCTAGATGGCACGAAGGTGAACAAACTGGTGCTAGAAGGTTTGTTTGGTCCAGTGAAGAAAATCGTATCTACTAAAGAACTGATGGACCAGAAACATCTTGCTGACTTCCAAATAAATGCGCTAGTCCTAAAGTATCCTCAAGAAGTCTGTAAAACAGTTAAGGGTATTTCGTACCAAGAGGAAATTGACTTCCTCGTGTCGAACGAAACAAGGAACAACTATATACGAGACTTGGCTATGGGGCTGACTGGCAATACGCTAATCCTTTACACGTATGTCGAAAAACACGGTAAGGTCTTGTTTGACATTATCGACAAAATACGGCATAATAGGAAAGTGTTCTTCGTATGTGGTGAGACTGACGTGTTAGATCGAGAGCAAGTTCGTCATATCACAGAAAAAGAAAACGATGCGATAATTGTTGCTTCCTACGGTACGT